CCCGAGCTTCTCATGGTCAACCGTAAAGGCTTGCACCCCTATATGGCCCTGAACCGTGTGTTCGTGATCGCCTTCAGTAATGAGCGCGTGGCCATCTCGTTACCCAGTGAGGATCGCCGGTGGTTCGTCATATGGTGCGCAGCGCCTAAACTACCCGAAGCTCAGGCGGTGAGCTTATGGAACTGGTACCAGCACCGTGGCGGCTTTGAGGCCGTCGCCCATTACCTGCATACCCGCGACGTGTCCGACTGGAACCCCAACGCCCCGCCCCCGCTCACTGAGGCCAAGGCCATCATGGTCGAGCACGGTATGAGCACGGCCGAAAGCTTCTTAGTTGATCAACTGCGCCGACGTGTTGGTGAATTCTCCCGGGGTGTCATCGCCTCCCCCTTTCACGGTGTATGCGACCGGCTGCAAGGCATGGCCCCCAGTGGGGTCAAGATAGTGCAGGCCGCGCTGCTACATGCGCTCAAAGAGGCCAACTGGGTTGACATGGGCCGCGTCGCGTCGCGCACCCACAGCACCAAAAAACATATATTTTGCGCCCCCGAACATGCGCGCGTCAGCAAATCGGACCTTCGCGACATGGTCGAAGGGTAAAAAAAAGGGCCCCGTGAGGGGCCCGTTAAGGTTTTTGGCAACTGCTATAAACCAAGCAGCAGGGCCAGTATAGCAGCCAAAATGGCCGCGATTATTACCGCCATACGGCCACCAATGGCGCAGCGTCATAGGTCGCAGCCGGTGCGGCCACAGTGAACAGGCCAGCGCCGCGCCTTATGCGGCCCCAGGCATCCTTACGGTTTTGATTGACTAGATCCCCCCGTTTCACGGCCCCATAGACCATGTCGCGGGTAAAACCGGCCGCTTCAATTTCATGCATGGTGCGCGGTATTTCGCAAAAATCACTTAGTGTCATCGCGCGCCCCCTTATATTCGGCCCATTCGGCCGGTGTCATCGCATAGGGGCCCGGTGTCGGTGTGGCCAGCTGCGATCCGTTTGGTTGCCTGGTGTGCACCACCACGCGGCCGGTGGCCAGCGTTACCGGTGGCGCCGGTGGTGCCCATGGGGCCAGCGCCTGCTCAAATATCGGATGCATGGTCGACCTCCCAGGCTGAATCCTCACCTACCGGCGCCAGGCATGGATCGGCGCGCAGCGCCTGCCAGTCCCAAGGCATAATTTTAGAATTCAACTTCTCATATGCGGCCACATATTCGGCCGTTGACGTTTCGGCCCAGTATGGTGGATATAAGCGCTTCTCTGCCCCCTTAGACTTCACCAGCTTATGCTTACCGGTGCACTTAGCATGTGCGGCCATAATGTCCGTGCGATCATCGCGCACGGTGTAGCGTGTTTTTCCCAAAGTAATAATTCTCATAATTTTCCCTTATTTAATTAAGACATCAAAATATTCCAAGGCCAGCGCGCACAGCGCGGCCGCGATTATCAGAGCAGCAAAATAATCTTTCATAGGTTTCCTAAAAAATGGCCATCGTCGTCAAATACCGCGACGTAAAACCCGCGCGCGGCCCCGTGCACCTCATACCGCCATGCGTCGCGGTCCTGGTTAGTTAGTTCGTCGGCCAGCGCTTGCGCGGCCGCTTTGGTCATGTAATAAGTCATGAGCAGCACCCACAACATGGCGCGTCGATACACCGGCCCTTTTTGTTTTGGTAGTACTCGCGGCCACCTATTTGAAAAACGTCGCTGCGGTACGTGCGCGGCCGGTCGTCTTCATCCGTATGCCAAGCTTTGCGTGTGGCCGTGGCATAGTGAATTTCATCACCGGGCCGAATCGGCGCGCCGGTCCGCGCGTCGCGGCCGGGGTATTTTGCGATCATTGTTTTGATTGTCATTACGCGGCCCCTAAAAGTAATTTTTTCAAAAAGGGCACTGCGTACCCGGTAAGGTTAGACAATTCCCGCAGCGTCATATTAGGGTTATTGTCATAAATCCGTTTGATATCTTCGTGCGTCAATCCGTTGATTGATCTTTTTAGTGTGTAAGCCATGGTTTACTTTCGGTTAGTTGATCGACGCAAATACGCGCCCATATGCGGCCACACCGGCCGCATATAGTCAAGCATTAAATATATTGACAGTCCGGGCAACGCGGCCAGCCATCGGTGGTGTCCCATTGGTCGCGCGGTATGGTGCAGCCACAATCACACGTCGCGGCCAGTGGATCCCCTTTTTTGTCGAATTTAATCGACGTGTCGGCCGTGTCGTAATAGGTCCGCAGTTTGCACGTGTCGCACCACATGCCATAGGCACCGGCCGGAAAACCATAAAACAATGGTTTTTCGTGGCCTATCGGCGCGTCGCAGTGGAAACAATCAACGGCCGCGTGTGTGTCGAATCTTGAAAATAATTTTTGCATGGTTTCCCCTTATGCGGCCAGTTTGATGTCAATCACGCGCTTTTTAGTGCCATGGGCCGGAAAACCGACAATGGCCGCGCGTTGACGTTGACACAATTGGCACGTGGCACAGCTAACGTCGTCGCGCTGTGTTGCTGGGCAGATAACGACAGCGCGGCCAGCCGGTGTGACGGTATTGGCCGTTTGAGTGCTAGGCAGCACCACCACCACCGGACCGGCCGCGTGATCGGCCAGCGCGTCGGCATCGGCCAAGTCATTCGCGCTTAGGTTTACGGTAAAACCCCATGCATTGGCGTGGCGTATCCATGCGATGCTGGCCGCGTCGCGATGGTGTGAATAGGTAAACCCGCGACGGCCGGTATTGGCCGCGACCAATTGGCCGAGCTTTACCGCGTCGACGGTGCCACCGGCCTGGGGCAGATCACCCGCTTGATTATGGCGCCATAACTGGCCATCGGGCAGCGCTGCAATAGTGGCCACAAATTGGCCCCATGACGTGCCACGCGTACCGTTTGACACTGCAGCCCAGTGCAAAGCCAAGGGGCCGCTGGCCGCATAGCATGCGTCGCGTACCGCGCAGCCGGGAGGGCATGAGCTTTTTTCCGTCGTTGACACTGGGATCGGGCCGGTTTTAGCGTTTGCGCTTTTGAGTGTTAGATGTACTTGCATGGCTTTACTTTCGATTAGTTGATTGTCCGGCTGCAATATCGCGGCCGGTAGATATAATGTAAGGGATTGTCTTGCAATTGTCAACACTTATTTTCTAGGTGTTTACCCTATGTTATTGTGGGTCGTTTGGGTATTGTGTGGGTCGTTTGCATGGCTGCGAAATGACCCACGCGAAAGCCTTGTATTTACTGGGTTTTTTGGTGTTTGTGGGTCATATTGTCATTTTGTTGTGTTATGTTATGGAAAAAATAATTGTAATACTTTATAGCTATACAGTAGCATGTGGGGCACGTCGTTTACAGCGCGACCCAAGTTCCCTAAAAAATGACCCACAAAACCCCTTTTTTGCTCTAACCCCTTGATTTTAAAGGGAAATAGTGTGGGTCATCCAAATGACCCACAGATTTTAGGTTAGTGGCCACTAACTTAGGGCAAATGGCCATAGGTTAGTACCCACTAACATCACTAAGTTAGCATTCACTAACTTAACTAAGTTAATGTGTGCTCACTTCGCCAGGCTAAGTTAGTGAGTGCTTACTTCACCTAAGTTAGCGGCCACTAACTTGCGGATGTTAGTTAGCACTCACTAACTTAAGGTTGTTAGTTAGCACTTACTAACTTAAGGGTCGGGGGCAGGGCCGACGACAGGGCCAGCCGGTAGCGAAGGGTTTACGAACAATTTTTTTTTATTTTTTAAATTGCCCACATGGCCTACAATTCGCGAATGTTTCATAGTCTTCCATTTGAGCCGCGCAAGGTTGTTGCAACCGAAGCACGGTTAAATAAAATCTACGACGCTGCCAAGCTTGGCCTCAAAGGCGACGCGCTGGCGCTGGCCTCCGGCATGTTGCCGACCGAGTACCGCCAATTGTGTGAGCTAGACCCCATAGCAGACATGGCAGCGCTTAAGGGAAAAGCTGACGGCGAGTTGGAAATGTCCATGTGCTTGCACAAAGCGGCCAAGGAAGGCGACGCCAAGGCGGCGCTGGCAATCCTGCAACACTCACACGGCTGGGTGGCCAAGCAGTCCATCAGCATTGACGTCGACCAGCGCATATCTATCCTGGGTGCGCTGCGCCAAGCAGAGTCCCGCGTCATTGACGTATTGGCCCATGAACCAAGTCCAACATTAGAAACAACACATGCAGAGCACCATCTACAGCGCTGAAGATGAACAGGAACTGATGGCTAGACTGTGGAGTCCACAGATCAAAGACAATCCGCTGGCGTTTGTGATGCTCACCTTCCCTTGGGGCGTCAAGGGTACGCCACTGGAACACTTCTCCGGCCCGCGCAAATGGCAGCGCGAGGTGTTGTTGGACATTGCGGAACACATCAAAGTCAACCAGGGCAAGGTGGACTTTGGCGTATTGCAAGAAGCCATATCGTCTGGCCGTGGTATTGGCAAATCGGCCTTAGTGTCATGGCTGGTGATCTGGATGATGACCACGCGGATTGGCTCGACGACCATTGTGTCGGCCAATAGTGAGTCCCAACTACGCAGTATCACCTGGGCCGAGATCACAAAGTGGCTGGCGATGGCGCTTAACTCGCACTGGTTTGAGGTGTCGGCAACCAGAGTGATGCCTGCCAAGTGGCTGACTGAGCTAGTTGAGCGCGACTTGAAGAAGGGCACACGTTACTGGGGCGTCGAGGGGCGGCTGTGGTCAGCCGAGAACCCCGACGCTTACGCGGGTGTGCACAACTTTGACGGTGTGATGGTGATTTTTGACGAGGCGTCGGGTATTGACGACTCGATCTGGGCGGTAACGGGTGGCTTTTTTACAGAAAACACGCCGAATCGCTTTTGGATGGCGTTTAGCAACCCACGGCGCAACACGGGGTACTTTTACGAAGCTTTCCACAGTAAACGAGACTTCTGGAAAACCCGCGTGGTGGACGCGCGCACGGTCGAGGGCACCGACAAGGCGGTTTATCAACGCATCATCGACGAATATGGACCAGACTCAGCACAATCGCACGTCGAGGTGTACGGTCAGTTTCCCAACGCGGGCGATGATCAGTTCATCGGGGCTAACGTGGTGGACGACGCTATGGCCAGGACGAAATACCAAGACCTGAGCGCGCCGATTGTGATCGGCGTAGACCCCGCACGGTTTGGTGCGGACGCAACCGTAATAGCTGTGCGGCAAGGGCGCGATATTGTCAAGATAATGCGGCATCGGGGCGACGACACCATGACGGTGGTGGGGTATGTGATCGAAGCAATTGAGGAATTTAAGCCCACACTGGTGGTTATCGACGAAGGTGGCTTAGGTGCGGGGATTGTCGACCGTTTGAAAGAGCAGCGGTACAAGATCAAGGGTGTAAACTTTGGTAATAAGTCTAAGAACCCAATCATGTACGGTAATATGCGAGCGCAGATGTGGGGCGACATGCGGGAATGGCTGAAAACTGCCGCCATTCCTAATGATCGGTTCTTGAAAACTGATTTAATTTCGCCTATGATGAAGCCTGATTCACGTGGAACAATCTTTTTGGAGTCCAAAAAAGACATGAAATCGCGCGGTCTTGCCTCACCAGACGCTGCGGACGCCATTGCAGTTACGTTTGCGTTTCCTGTGGCGCACAGAGAGTACAATGAGACTACTAAGCGCCGATCTTTTTCTGGCAGCGCTGGGGTTACAACTTCTTGGATGGGCGCATGAAAAAAAATGTTTCCTTGTCTGTCGGACGTGGCGAAAAACTACCGGTGTCTAAGGGCGCAGGGTTGACTGCCAAAGGCCGTGAGAAATACAACCGCGAAACAGGCTCTAATCTCAAAGCGCCAGCACCCAATCCAAAGACTAAGGCCGACCAAGGCCGCAAAGATTCATTTTGTGCAAGAATGGGCGCTGTAGCGGCTAACGCTAAAGATGGCGAACGCGCTAAAGCAGCCCTTAAACGATGGAAGTGTTGATCATGGCCACCAAACCCGGACTTTATGCAAATATCGCGGCAAAACGTGAACGTATAGCCGCTGGCTCAAAAGAGAAGATGCGTAAGCCCGGCACTGAGGGCGCGCCTACAGCCAAGGCTTTTAAAGAGTCAGCTAAAACTGCGAAGAAGAAATAAATGTCTAACACCAAAGCAACTGGTGTTGCATACCTAGACCCAGAGTTCACTACTTGTTATGCCAGTGAAGAACTTGGCTACGCCTCTGGCGCACAAGGTGCGGTAACGCAGGGCACAAGCAAATCAACCGGCGTAACGGTCAATGCAAGCATGGGCCGTATCACCACGGACAGTGCAACGCTCAATACGTTAACCAATGTAACTTTTACGTTGACCAACAGCTTGATTAGCGTTAAAGATGTGATCATTTTGAACGTAAGCTCTGGCGCTACATCGGGCGCGTACAACTGCTGGATTAGCAGTATGAGCGCTGGCACTTGCACAATTACTTTGCGAAATATCAGCGCCGGCAATTTATCTGAAGCTGTTGTGATCAACTTTGCAATCATTCACGGTCAATAATATGCCACTTGTTAAATCCAAAACACCCGAAGCATTTCGCAAGAACGTCAAGGCCGAAGTGGCTGCTGGCAAGCCTGTGAAGCAGGCCGTGGCCATTGCTTATTCTGTCAAGCGCGAAGCAGAAAAGAAGAAGAAATAATATGGCACAAGACCCAACTGGCATCGTAGCGGCAGCGGCAGTTGCTGTTGGCGGGTCAAAAAAAGCTAAGAGCAATGCGGACATCTTAGCGGCTGCGCGTTCTCGGTTGGATATGGCTATGTCTTGCTATTCTGAGTCGCGTGAAGATGAGAATGACGACTTAAAGTTTTACGCTGGCTCACCCGACAACCACTGGCAGTGGCCTGCCGACGTGCTGGCTACTCGCGGCGCGGTG